TTGTGTAAAGCAATTTGGTGCCCATAGTTGATCCCTAGGAGGAATTTCATTATCACCATTACGCCAGGCCATTGCTCTACTAACATCTGTTAAACAAAATAATGCGGTATAAGTTGCGTCAACTTTATATGTATTTTCTAAAAAATTCAAAAAAGCCATTACTACATGATCTATGCTAGTTGCCGGTTCACTTAGATCCATCAACTCTATTTCTAATTTATTAGCAAGTAACTTAGGAAAGGCCAAAGACTTATCATCCAACTTTGCTCCGGCCGGCCAACTGTCACCAAATGTTAATAATATTTTACTTTTCACTGTTAATTAAGTTATACAACATTATAACACGTTCTAGTTCTGATTGTAAAACAGGATTTGTTCGAGCAGTACGACGAATTTTATTCCAAAGTTGTTCTTCCTGCATGTGTTCATGCAATGGGCGACCGTCATCAGTTCTTGGATCAGTCTTACCTTCATATTGATATCCAATTAGTACACGATTTGTTTGGCCAGCTTCTCTGGCGTAAATTTCTTCACCATTTCGTTCATAGATATAAGTTGCGCCTACATTAAGATGTCCCATAATCAATATTTAAGCGGATTATTGATTAATTCTGGACTATATTGTGGTAGTGCTGTTGGCTGGTCCAGTGCCTTCTCTGCTTCTAGTCGTGCAGTTCTAGATCGCAATTCGCTACTGCTATAATTGTGACTACGTTTATGGTAATGCAATTCTATATCATTATCTATGCAATATTGTCGTCCAGTAAAGTCTCGATCTATGTATTCATCACTTAAAAAGCGTATATGTATAGTCTGTGTTTGTAACAACTGCATAAGATCGTATTCGGTATCGTATACTAGAATTTCATCTACATACCGACATGCTTGTAATTGTATATAACGCTCGTAGGTACTTTGTATAGGTTTATTTTTTATGCCCGGACGATCTATAGTAGGATCAGTTTGTAACGCCACAATAAGATAGTCACAAAGTTGTTTTTCCATTTTTAACATTGTTACATGTCCAGCATGTAACAGATCAAAACTACTACAATTAAATCCAATTTTCATGTCAACTCCATTGTTTACCAAATTTTGCTATAATCCACTACTTCGCTTTGTCTACTGATGTCTTTAATAAAGTATGCACACATTGGATTATGTCCTTCTGTTAAAGGGACCGCTAACATTTGTCCAGGTTTTAATTTTGGAAAATACCATTTAACATCTTGATAAATGTCAACAATCTCCACTGGATGAAACTCTGGTCTAAAACTTTTTAACGGATTAAATGTAAACACACTAAATCCACGATCGTTAATACTAGTTAACGGTACTACTTCTAGATCACCAAAGTCTGGCTCACCAATTAGTATTTGCCAATCCACTGGCATACGAATAGTATTTGGTCCAATACGCAATACCAGTGCTGGACTATTAAATGACTCTAAAAATATTAACGGTATATAAAAATAATCAGGGTCCTTGGGATCACTGTTATCTAATACACAAAATCTAACTTCATCTATTTCCTCCGGAATGTCATTCATTTCGTAGGCTGTATTATCCAGTGTTAATATTCTCATGGTGTTATTTCTTTAGTTAATAGTTCTGCTGCTTGTTGTTGTGTTGCTAAATCAGTGTGAAACAATCTTGGTGAGTGCGGATACTGTACAGCATAATCATATATACAAAAAAAGTCTGGTATAACAAAATATTTAATATTGTTTTCTCTTAATTTCATTAACCAATATCCTATAGCCCAAAAATCTATATTCCATTTTAGCGTAATATCAAACATGTATTTAAAATAAAGTTGAGCTGCTTTTTGTTGTTCTTTTGTTAAATTATGTGTTATGTCTTGATTTTCGCCCATCAATGTAGATAAAGTCCTTGACAAAAATCTTTGGTCGGGGCCTGCCCTAAAATGCTCTATACTGATAATACCTGTGATTGCCTGCCCTATTGGATATAACATTTCAGTTCTTCCTGAGTCTGTTTTACCTATTATAACATAATCTGCTCGATTGTCAATGGCCGATTTGATTTGAAAACAAATGTCAATATTTCCAACGGCACCTTGTGCTAGATTTACTATATCAAATTTAGAAGACATTAATTCACTGAAATGTTCTCCGGGGTGATCAGGATCACGACTCATAAAACTGTCGCCACATACATATATCTTCATTGCCATTCTGCTTTTTCTACTGTGAATGGATAGTTGGCTTCTTTGTAAAATTGTTTACGTTTAGTTAAATGTCGTTTTGCAAATTTACAAGTACTGGTTATGTCCCAGATTTGTACATGGTCTTTGTCCTCCGCCTTCCGTATACCCCTACCGATCGACTGGATAACACGGACAAAGGATTTACCCGGTTCAAGCAACACAAGATTAAATATCCTAGGTATATTAAGGCCAACAGCAGCAATGCCATAGGTAGCAATAGCAATCTTATCATCAGAGATGGCAAACTCATCATATTCTTCCTTTCGTGCGGCGCCTTTGGTTGAGCCCGACACAAATACAGCTCGATCACCTAGACGCTCAGCTAATAATTTTCCTGTGGCAATACGATCTACTAATACCAATGTATTGCCTGTTTCATTAACCGTTTGTATTAAATTAGCAAGATAATCAATCCTGCCTTGTGTTTCTGTTAAGTATTTAAGTTCTGTTTGATAGTTTGAGTACTCAACATGGTCTATTAACTGTACTACATTCACATGACAATTGGCTAGATGTCCAGCTTCTTGTAGTTCGCTGGCACTTAGTTTTCCTACTACGTTGCCAAGGCTACAAAATATACTAACGTGCTCGTATTTTTCTTTAGGTATAGTACCAGTTAGTCCCCAACGAATAGGCACATGAGCAAATACCCCAGTTAACAATGTTTTAAGTGCGTCGGCTTTGGCCATATGCACTTCATCTACCATAACACAAACCACACCCTCAATAAAGTCGCCAATAGTAACTTCTGCTTCATAGTTCTTGGTGTTCTTCAACAATATGTTTAAACTTTGCCAAGTACATATAGTATGTGTTTTACCAAACTCCTTACGGTCTCCAAAGTAAACACCAACATCCAATCCTAAGTTAATGTAATCTTCTTCTGTTTGTGTTACTAGACTTTTGTTGGGCACAATAATAATACTACGTCCATATGGTTCAACACTTTTACTCAATGCCGCAGTCATAATAGTTTTGCCAGCACCAGTTGCAATTTCCTGTACGCTTTGTGGATTAGATAAGAAGCAATTAAGTATCTCAACTTGATAATCCCGTAACATGATTGGTTCACCAGCACGTGGATGGCTTTTGGGCCATACTGTATCAGCAAAACTATCTTCGGCTACTTGATCAAATTCAAAATTGGTTGAATAAGTTCTTGCGTCTTCAATATCAACATCATATCCTTGATCTTCTAATATGGGTAGTATTTCTGGTAGTAAGTTAATATAGCTACTACCGCTCAATTGAAAAAATGCAACCTTGCCATCCCACCGACCTAGTCTAACGCTAGGTTGATATCTTGCACCCGGGATTTCAAATTTGAATTTGTCTACAAGTTTTTTACGTGTGGATAGATCAAGACCTTCTATCTTGACATTTACTTCATCTCGGATTATTAGTTTAGCTCGCAATTAATTTTACTCGTCCTGGTGATTTCTTATTATAAACATCTTCAACACAATATACAATCTTTTCGGCACGTTGTAGCATCAATTGTTTGTCTCCTCCAAATACCATACCAGCACTACTAATCAATATTGGAATGTGTTCTAGATTGCGTATAGGACGAATTATATGTATGTATTTACTCTGATTTTCAGCACCATATCGTTGAGTCAACTTTGTCAGCATACGGTTACTTAGATCAGGTTCATATACCACAATAGGCCACCGTCCCATTGTTTCGGCATAATCGAGTACGCTGTCAAAATCTTTACCAGTCAATAACGTGCCGGGATTAATTTTAATTTCTCGATGTGTTAACAAATGATAAAATCTGGCTCCATATTCTTTAATAATCACTTCTCGTATATTACCAGCAACGGTATACCCTAGAGTCGAACTTATATCTACTAAACGTAATATATTATCTAACACAAATCCTCCCTGCGTAGAATCAATATACTCTTTAAGAGTGTTGGGACAATTATGTATATCAAGTGTATCATTATCAATATACAATTCTATGTTATATTCAGTTTGCTCAACTACTTTAATTTGCATCATTATATCAACTATAGTACAATCAATTTCAAACTGATTTAACGTTGCCCAAGTCGCTAACCAACTTAGGTTGTACTCCGTCAATGCCGCTACCCATAGTTTGTTGTTACGATCCCATGTCATTGTTCCGTGACTGTCCTTGGCAAATGTTTTAATTTGATCAATAAGTTGTGCATCAAACGGAAAACCAACAATAATTTGATTATCTTTGATTTTAATACTGCGAGTATAATCCATTTTACGTAGCGTAACTCTCCACGTTGGAGTACGTACAGGAGTAATATCAATTTGCTTACTTGCAAACTGTCTTTCATATTTTAATATGATTTTAACTAATAACTCACCCTGTCTTTCGGTCAATGCATTATTATTAAGCACTGATTCAGACATGTTTGTTAATACTTTAATGTCATATCTAGCCAAA